CACTGTGATTCAGCGCCGGTAGATGTAACTTGTTTATTGAATCCTGGTAAAAATCCTAATTTTTGTAACATATAAAAACCTTTGAAATAACTGATTTACACTATATATTAAATAAATATAGAATGAAAGTCACTAATATAAAAGATTTTTTGATAGTAAAAGACAACTTTTTTGAAGAAAAAGTTTATAATCAAATACTTTATGATATTTCAAGATTAAACTTTCAAAGCCGGTATAATACATCTAGAGAAGAAGACAAAAATATTTATCAAAAAATATATTTTAATGTGCCTTTAAATAAAAACCATTTTGCAGTGCAAGAGGTATTTAAAATACTGTCTGAATATGGGTTAAATTTAGTTTCTACAGAACATAATTATTTTTTAAGTACTAAACACAAAAAAGCATCTCCCCACACCGATCATTCAGATGTAAATTGTTTAGTATATTTAAAAGGAATTAATATCTTAAATAGTGGCACTGGTTTTTACCACAAAGAAAATGATGAACTTGTTTTAAACAGACATATAGGATTTAAAGAAAACAGAGCGTTAATTTTTGACTCTAAAATACACCACACTTCTTTACAATTTAATGAGGTAACAGCAACAAGATATGTAATGGCTAATTTTTTTAATTATAAATAATATGAAAATTATGAAAGCTAAAATTGTATGGTTTCCTGAAAAACTATCTTCTATAAATTTTGATTCTTTAGAAAATAAAATGGAATGGGATCAAGAACATTTAAAAACTGTTCGTAAATTTATGGAACAAGATGGATTATTATTTCCAGGAGTATTTAAAGATGGTGAGATACATTGTGGACACTATAGATTTAAAATAGCAAAAGAGATGGGCTATGATGGTATCGATGCTTATAAGGTAGATAGTTTTAAAGATGCCCTGCACTTGACTAATTTTAGTCAGTTGTGTTATAAGCACTATCAAGAATATAAAGAAAATAATTACTTATGATAAATACTTACAATTTATTTGCTGTGCCAGTCGTGCATGGTAAATTACCCTTACAACCAATTGTACATAAAAAAATTTTATCATTTGTAGATGATAACTATACTGAAAGTGATTTACGTTCTAATAGAAAGGGGTTTCAATTTCATAAAGATTTTGAAGGTAAAAAAGAAATGGATGAATCAATAAATCAAATGATGTTAAAAACATTTAACAGTCATATTAGTTGGAGCTGGTTAAATGTTTTAGGAGACAACTCTTACAATAATCCACATTCTCATCCAACTCTTCACTCTAATTTTTCAGGAGTGTTTTATTTATCAAACGAAAACAACAATATAATTTTTACAAGGGATAATGAAACTTTTAGTTTTCAACCAACAATTTTTGATTTTTTAATTTTTCCATATAGTTTAGTACATTATGTATTACCGGAAAAAAGAAAAGAAAAAAGAATATGTTATGCATTTAATTTAAAAACCTTGGAGGATAAAAACAATGTATGAATCATTAACAGAAGCAACTAAATTTCATTCAATAAATGAATCTAATTGGATTGGGGAGGCGTTAGCAGAATATAAACACAACGTTTTTAATTTAATAAAAGAAAATAATGTAAAAACTATTTTAGATTATGGTTGTGGTAAAGCAAAATTTCACTCTATTTTATTTAATAATAAAAAAGTTCCTGGCTCACCAATGGGTGTTGATATTACTCCTTATGATCCAGCAATTGCAAAGTTTGCTAATAAACCAACTGGACAATATGATTTAGTTTTATGTGTTGATGTAATGGAACACGTTCAAGAAGATAAAGTTGAAGAAGTTCTTAAAGATATATTTACTTTTAGTAACAGAATATTTTTAACTATCACTTGTTATCCTGCCACACAAGTTTTACTAAATGGTAAAAATGCTCACTACACTATTAAAGAACCTGATTGGTGGAAAGAAAAATTAAAACCTTATGATGGAAGTTATATTTCTATTTTTCAAACAAAACCTGATAGGGGAGGCAAAACTATAAACAAAGAAGAGTGGATGCCTAATAAAATTACGTTAGAAAAATTAAAAAAAAATCATAAAACACTGGACGAAACTCAAAAAGAAAAAGCTAAACTGTTGTAACAATGCTTATAAAAATTGTAGATGATTTTGCAAATGTAAAAGAACAATTAGAAATAATAAATTATATAAACAATAATAATTTACTCTATTCTTTTAACAAAACTTCTATAACAAATAAAAAATTTATGACTTCTAACACAATAGATTACCCGCAAATTGTTCATGAAATTATTAAAGATGATGAGATATATAATAATGTTTTATTTTCTTATATCTACACTTTATTATTTAAACATAAACTATCTAATAATTTTATTCATAGAATAAAAATAAACACAACGTTCCCTTATCCTAAAAGTAATAAAAAAAATTATGGACCAATTCACATCGATATATCGGACCCTAATGTAGATGGTATTAGTATCATATATTATATAAACAATAGTGATGGAGATACTTTATTTTTTGATGATAAATTAAATGTAACTAAAAAAATTACACCGCGACAAGGAAGAGCTATTATATTTAATAATAAAATAAAACACACAGCTTGTTGTCCAATAAATTCAACTTACAGACAGGTTATAAATATGGTTTTATACAAATGATAAATTTAATAGATAAAAATAATAAATTAAATGAAAATAAAAATAGTCTAGTAATTACTTATCCAAGAACTGTTCATGTCATGTTTGGTAATTATCCATACCCAGAAAAAATACATAATTTTATTTTAGAAATTAAAAATAATTTAAGTGAAAAAATGGAGGGATACACAAATGTAAAAGGAGGAATGACAGATTGGGGGTATTTTATAGATAAACCATCGTATAAAGATTTTATATCTTACGTAATTAACAAACACCAAATATCACATCCAAATATTTTTGAACATTTTTTTGAAAAATATATTCTTAAAGAGGCTTGGGGAAATGAAATAAAAAATAATGATAGTTTAGATTATCATTATCATCACCATATTCATGGAATTCTATATTTAACAAAAGGGTGTGATTTAAATATACCTGAACTAAATATAAAAATAACACCTGAACCAGGAGACTACTATATATTACCGCCTTATATACAGCATGGGTTTGAAAAACATAGTGGAGAAAGCAATAGATACTGTTTAGTTTTTAATTTGCACAATAACCCAATGTCTCATTTTGGTTATAATAAAAAAATTGAAAAAATGAAATGAATTATTTAGAAGCTATAGTACAAATAGACAATATTGTTGGAGACATATTTTGTAAAGAAATAATGGACTATTATAATAATATTAATTTAAAATCTTTAGGAGTAGTAGATCCATCTGATCATACTTCTAGAAATGTTTTGGGAAAACATTTAGATTGCAAAGAAGATAAAGTTATCTTTGATAAGATAAATAAAAAAATAGAACAGACTTATAATTTTTATAAAATTAAATTTCCAAAGATTTTATTAAATAAAATTAGCGAAATAGATTTATTAAAGTATGAAGTAGGTGGATATAATAGATATCACGTAGATGTTTACACAGATATTCCAAGATCCCTTAGTGTTATAATAAATTTAAATAATAACTATAAAGGTGGAGATTTAGTTTTTGCAGATCAAAAAAATAAAGAAGTAAAAAGATGTAAATTAAATAAAGGCAGTATTATATTTTTTCCAAGTAATTTTATGTACCCACATGGAATTGAAAAAATAACAGAAGGGACTAGGTACAGTATAGTAGCATGGCTTCAATAGACGTTAAAGTAGATAACCTGTTTCCAAATTTAATAGCTACTAAAAATATAGATGTTTCAAAGTTAAATGTTACAGGAAAAAATTTTAAAAAAACTTTTGGATCAGATATAAAAACTACTCTTAATGGTAACACATTATTTAATAAAAACTCAATAAATTATTTAAATATAGAACTTAGATTAATATTAGGTTATTTATTAAAACCATATTGTAAGACTTTTGTTTTTAATGTGTGTGATATATGGTTAAATAAATATAGTAAAAATGACTATCAAGAAAGTCACATTCACCCCAGTGATTTTTCTTTTATAATATATTATAAAATAAATAAATCTTATACAATTTTTAATAATCCAGTTAAAAGTTTATTAGAGATGCGTGATAGTAAAATATTTAATAAACATTATAAACCAAAACTAAAACAAGGAGATCTAATAATTTTTCCCTCTTACTTAGAACATTGGGTAAAACCTAATTCTAATAACACGACAATTGCAGGTAATATAAAAATTATAGATATAATTAAATGAATGAAAAAACTGTAAACATAAATAATTTTATTGGTGTGTATGATAATTATATTACTAAAGAAGAATGTAACAAAGCCATAAAACTATATGAAGACCAAAATAAATTTAATAAAACCCTCAGTAGAATTAGTTCTGAAAAAGCATCGATCTTAAACAAACAAGATCAACAATTTTTTGCAGGACCAAGTAACATAAATATTTGGTGGGAAGAGTTGAAACCTATGATAGTAAACTTTGATTTAGCGTGGAGTCATTATGCAAAAAATGTAGGTGCAATTGATGCTTATGGCGGTGAACCTTTTCATTATGCAGATTTAAAAATACAAAAAACATTACCCACAGAAGGATATCATGTTTGGCATGTAGAGCATGCTAAAGGATATGACAATGAAAAAAGAGCGTTTGTTTTTTCAATATATTTAAATGATGTAGAAGAAGGAGGAGAAACAGAATTTTTACATTTTTCAAAAAGAGTAAAACCAAAGACTGGTAGAATAGTTATTTGGCCTGCAGGCTTTCCATATTTACACAGAGGTAATTCACCCTTATCGGGTGAAAAATATATTCTAACATCTTGGATGTTATTGCGACCGTGATTAAAAAAATTAACACTAATACTCCAACAAAAACAAATAAAAGAATAATTAGTTTGTTATCAGAAATTAATGGTTGGGGTTTTGGGTACGATAACAATAGTAACCAAATAAACGTTAGTAAACCAGATGCTGGTTTTACTTTAAAAACTTATAACAATTCATTTAAATATATAGATAATAGTGGTTTAAATTGTTTTGCATATTTTATATCTGACATAGTAGAAAAAAATATTTTTTTTAAATTTAAATCAATAAACAGAATACATTGGAATTGGTATCATCCAGGCAGTAAAATGGAATTACATTCTGATGAAAGTTTAGATAAGTTTTTTTCAATTGTTTATAATTTACACACTAACGATGGTGGAACAGAGTTTAGTGTAAATAATAAAAATACTTTTTATAATTCTATTGAATCTGAAGCTTTGTTTTTTCCAAGTAAAATACAACACAAAGCAGTACCTCCTACAAAAGATTTTAATAGGTTTTCTTTAAATATAGTTGTTAATATATAATATGAAATTGGTCTATTCTATTCCAGGAAAAATTTGGTGTATACATAATTTTTTAGATTATAACACATATAGAGGTATTCATAATGCTATTATTAAAGAACGAAAAAAAATTAATTTACAAACTACTAAAGGAATTTGGAACGAAAGTTTAATAACTAATATAAATCCTCCAGATAGAGTTCAAGTAAGTAATTATGAACCTTTTGACAAATTAAAAACATTAGTTTCACACAATGTATATTTTAAATTACAAGATGTAAAATATATGTCTACAACTATTCATTACATGAAAAAAGGTGCGGGTATAAACTGGCACAATGATGGTGATTGGAAATATGGAGCAACTTACTACATAAATAGAAGATGGAATAAAAATTGGGGTGGTGAGTTTATGTTTTCTAATGAAAATGGTTTTAGTTTTTTACCTTATGTGGGTAACTCTTTAGTTATCGCTAAGGCTCCAATTGAGCATAAAGTAAACCCTGTCTTGAGTCCAATCATACCTAGAATTTCTGTACAAATTTTTATGAAGTAGGTCTTGCACCTAATCTAGCAATTTTTTCAGCTTCAGTTTCTCCGTCAACGTTATCATTATCCCATACTCGTTGTCGATATGCTAAATGAGCTGCGTTCCATTTATCAATAAATGGTTGAAAATCTAAACCAGTGCTGGCCCAAGTATCATTAGGAGTTCCGTCTTTAAATTCTACTTCATCTTCAACGTTTGAAGTTTGATATTGAACTGCCCAAAAATTTGAATAAGAAGGATTGCTCCAAAAAGCATCGTCATCAATTCTATGACCAACAGGTTGACCATCCGTAGGATCAAGTTCTGATTGATTTATAATTATTTTATCGTCAAATATTACTGTCCAAGTTCCTCTAGATGCCATTTTTTCTCCTAAGTTTTAATAATATAAATTACTGTTAAATATGGTTGAAGTACTGAAGTCGAATCTCCACTAAAGTTTGCACTCATATTGTGTTGGTGTCCCGACCCAGATCCCGTAGAATTTGTTTCCTTGTTTTCAGGAGCTTGACCAGGTAAGTCTTGGTCAAGTTGGTTTTGACCCATAGCTCTACCCCCAACGTTCATGTTGTGATTGTGACTAGCAAGTTGAGCTACTGATAAAGATGCATTTGCTGTAGATCCACCTACGTTTCCAGTTGAAGAAACAGTGTTTGCTCCACCAGTAGATGCTAAAGCTTTGTTATTAGATTTTCCAATCGCTACGTTATCTGCTAGGTTTGGAAGAGTAAAAGTAGTTGAACCATTACCTGCACCATAAGTTGTACCAATAATTGCAAATAATGCAGAGTAAGTTGATCTTGAAACTGCCGCGCCAGCACATTCTAAAAATCCTGTTGGCACAGATGAATCTGACCATGGCACAATAGTTGCTGTAGGAATACCCTCAATGCCTGTAAGGTCTGATCCATTAAAATTATATTTAGTTGCTTCGTAATTTGCCATATTATTTATCCGTGTATGTCCATCCTACATTTGAACCAGAGTAAACTAATCCAAAACCAGCTCCTTCAGTATTAACTACTAAGTCTGCTGTTGCGTTTGCTATTTTAGAACTATTTCTTCCAACAGTCAATGCGTTAGAATCAAACGTATATCTTGAATCTACAAAATGTACTTCATCACCCTCTGCAGGTGATGCAGGTAAAGTTATTGTTACAGCTCCGCCGTTTGTATCTACAAATAATTTTGCTCCAGCTTGCACTGTTTCTGCTGCACTTACTGTTCTCCATTTTCTGTACTCGTTTGCACTTACTATATTTGTTCCATCAGAATAAACTACGTAACAATTACCTTCACATAATAATACACCTGTGCCAGAAGCTGTTTTAAAAGTTAACGTGTATCCTGCGTGATTAGTTCCATCAACCACATTAAAAACTTTTTCAATACTATCTGGTAAAGTTACTGTTCTATTAGCGGCTAATGTTCCTGTAAATTTTAAAGTTGCATTTCTTGCATTTGAAATAGTAGCATCAGACATTGCAAGAGTAACATTAGCACTTGCTACATCTATTGCTTGATAACCTGCAACAGATTGTTGAACAAGGTTTAAATTGTTATTTGTTTTTGTGCCCCATGTACCAGCGTTTTCACCGGTTGCCATTAGCTCTAGTTTAAGATCTGAAGAATAACTTGATGCCATTATTTATATTCCTTATTTTTGTTATTTATATTGTTTAATCATCGTTTAGTCAAACATAATTATGTTGGGTTTCTAGGTGTATATCCTGAGCTAGTTTTAGGTGTTTTAGGTGTATATCCTGAGCTAGTTTTAGGTGATCTAGGTGTATATCCTGAGCTAGTTTTAGGAGTAAGTCTTCCATAATATTTAAGAATTAATCCTGCAGCATTAACACTAGACGTTGCTTGAACTCCTGTTAAACCCATGACATCTGCAGGTGTAATTGATCCTGTTGAAGATGTTGTACTTAACCCTGTTAAACCTATTTGCATAGCTGGAACAGTTATAGAACCCACTGAAGATGTAGCTGTTACTCCAGTTGGAACTACAATAGGAGAAGATGTAATAGCCACTTCACCTATAGCAGAAGTTGCTCCTATTCCCGTTAAACCCACAACATCTGCTGGAGATATACTTCCTACACTAGATGTTGCATTTACTCCAGTAAGTCCCATAACATCTGCTGGAGATATACTTCCTACACTAGATGTTGCACTAACACCTGTTGGAACAACAGTACAATCTATAACCAAACTTAAAGAACCTACTGAAGATGTAGCGCTTACTCCAGTTG